GCATTGCCCTATCCTCTGTATGAGTAAAAGCCGTTTTAGTCTATAGTAATACCTTGCAACAGTCAACTTTAGTGCTACAAAAATATATTAGTTTTTGCTATGATTTTTTCTTGACAAAAACAGAAGTAGTCTGCCGCAGAAATAGCGAGCGAAGCAACAAAGCGTTGGTTGTCTTGTGGGATAGCGAGCGCGTCTATCTGCTGTTGCAAATTACTTATGATGTTTTCGTGTGCGTCGAACGCCGTGTTATGCTCGCCCAACATTCTCACCGTAACAAGCCCTGCCGGGTTAATTACGATGTTGACGACTTCGGCGTTTGCAGTGGTAAACACGTAGATGGGTGCTACGGTGTACGGAAAATCCAGTGCGGGCGGTATGAACGCCGGACTATCAAACTGGCTTATCCTGTACAGAATTTCCCCAAAATCCGGGTCAGTGGCAAAGAATCCAATCTGCTGAAAGGTCGTAGCAGTCTGCAACGGCGGGATATTCAAATCGGGATTACCCACGTTGGTTATTTGGATTTGCACCTCTGCCATGTTGTCATGCGCGTTCTGCCGGATAATCGGCACGAAGAAATCTAAGGGGTTTTCTACGTCCGTTTGCGTTGTAGGGTCGTCTGTTGTTCCTGCGCCCAGTGCTACCCTTGTAATTTCAAGCGGAACATTGCCCGTGCCTGTTTGTATCTTGGCGTTTAACGCCATACCTGCGACTGTTAAATTTGCGCTTGTAAAATTCACTCCAATAACCTCACTTCCTTAAAGATATTTGCGACGGCAATGCCATACATTCCTGTTTTGCCGCCGAGTTTGGGATTGTCGATTACCATTGCGTCCGCATAGATGTTAGCAACACTGACGCTTCTCTCCACCGTTTCGCCGCCCATTTTCGGGTTGCCAATAATGGTAACGTCCTCATAAACATTAACACCTGCCGCGATGTAATCTTTGGTTTCGCCTCCAAGTTTGGGATTGTCAACGATGTACGCTTCTCCAAAAAAACTAACAGTGGAAGCATGGCACGTTGTGGTTTCCTGCGCCTCCGCTTGCATTATGAACTTCAAGGCTACCCCGGCGGCTTTTACCCTTGTCACGATCCGCAGTATTCGCAGGTCGGTGGTTAGGGGGAGTGATTCCGAGGTAAAAAACATCGTCGCTGGAATGTCCACATATTCCGAATAAAAAAACGACGTATCCGGCCAGAACATTTTTAGCGTTCTCACCACGTCGCCATAAGTCCCCTCGGATGTGTTCAAAAATATTTTGAACAATAAATACATCCGGTAGAGGGCATCGTCCATTGGTGCATTAAGCCCGGCCATGTTCGCCCATATCAGCGCGTCGGTGCGGGACAAATCAACAATATTTCCGATGCCGTCAAGTTGTGCGCCCTCCGCTTTGTCCAGCCATTGCAGGATATAAAGCTGATAATAAAAGGCATACAGCTCCTCAAATTGTCGCGCTACGGCTTTTTGGAATACTGCGATTTTTGGCTGTCCCCGGAATTGCTCTATAAGGTCATCTTGCAATTTCCGCAGCCAGTTTAGGTAATTATCCACCTATCACCACCTCGATCCTCGTTGCCTCCGTTACCGCCGTTACCGCCCGCTGCCGTGGTGTGATAACCACCGCCCCGCTTTGGTATTCGTCCGGTATCTCGGACGAGTCCACCGATGCGAATGTGCGGGTATCAATAAAGGCGATGCCGGGGACGTTACTGTAAATTCTGCCGTCAATAAGCCGCTGCGGAACGATTGAAACGCCCAGCTGGACGGTTCGCATCGCTTCGAGGATTTGGGCTGTTATTGCCTCGGCATAGTTTGAGGGCAGTTGCTCGGCTGGGTTTAATGTGAGGATAATCCGAAACCACACAAACACATACTGCGGCCGGTTGAAACGCTCCACCATCGGCTCGTTTTGTGCGCCGGGAACGACTACCTCCACATCACCGAATGACTGGATGCCCCCGGCTTTCCTGTCCCTTATCTGCATGGCGATCTCATAATCCGAGCCGCCGTCCACTATAACCTCGACGCTGTGAGGCCAGCGGCCGTCAGCGTCTACGAGGTTTGTGTCGTTTTGGTAGGCGGCGATGGCGTTCACCCCTTGCACGTTTAGCAAGATCGCCGACTTGATGCTCTCCAGCATCCGGTTGGAGCGGTGGAATATCTTATCAGCGTAGGATTGCCGCAGTTCTACGTCGGTTTCCCGCAAACGCCCGGCGATGTAGGGGATCAAATTTATAACGCTTATCAGCCCCGGTACGGCCGTTACAATTTCGGTGATTGTGCCGTTGGGCAGTCCTATTTCGCCATCTTCCTCGCTGAAAAAATGAACAATGGATGTCACGCTTTCGGTGGTGAGGTTTGCGCTCAGTATCATGTTGTGGCGGCGTTGAGGGTCTATGGAATTTACCAAGAGCAAACCGTCATTTATGGCCGTGGTAAAGTTGATGTCATCAATCGCTGCCATAAGTCCTGCCAACACATCCAGCTCCGTGTTGTCCGCCGAGCTGGTGTAAGAGTAGACGGTGGCGTTTAGTGCCACCGTGTAAATTGCGCCATCCTGCAAAGCGGCGACACGCACACGCGCCCGGTTAAATGCGCTGCGCGACACAATCTCTACTGTCCGGGTTGCAAAGCCCACAGCAGGGTTGGTGTCGGTGCGTATGCGTGTGTCGGAGGGCAGCACCGTGCCGTCTATGCACTCCGTGTGCATCGGGTAGATTGTGGCTTGCGGCCCCTCGCGGGCAATGCCGCCGTATTGGACGGCGTTGTCAAGGTTTGCGCCCTCCGCGCTCCACGGATATTTTGCATCGTAGATGGCTTTGCCAAGTTCCCACATTTCAGCAAATTTATCAGCGATCGCTGTCATTTGCACATTTAAGTATGAATTTGGATTGTGCCGCGTATTGATGTTCCAACCTGCGGACAGGACATCGTGAAATTCATCCATGATGGTATCAAGCCGCTTTATATTCGGCCCCTTTTTTGTTAAACCGTATTTGGCCACGGTATCTCCACCTCCTCCCTGTATATTTCTTCGCTCGTCACCGCTTCAAAGCGGATAACCGCCCGGCGACTTCGAGCGTCGAGGATTATTTCCAAGTGCCGGACATCCCGCACTTCGTCAACGCTCATCACTTCATTGCGGATAATACGCCGGATGCGGTTCATGTTTGGGTTTTTTATTAAAATGTCCTCCCAATAGGGAACGCCAAACTCCGGCGCAAACCGCCACTCCCTAAAAAACCACAGGAGGCGTATGCGGATGGCTTGACGGACGCTCTCGGTCAGCAGGATGTCGCCGTTTTCTGTAATGTTCAAATCCCCATCGGGGGTCAGTAGAATGTCTAACACATTGTTTCGCCTCCTATCCCCCTGCAAATACATTAGGGCTGCCGCTTACCTCCGGGTTGTCGCCGTGCATTATCGGCGGCGGGGGCTCTCCGGCGGTGAAGTCACCGATCCGCGCAATGCCCAGCCCATTCACAAACACGGTAGAGCTACAATCGTTTTGCACCCCGCCGTGTGATTGACTGTCGGTGCGCCTGTGCGCCGCCCTGCCGTTTATAAAAACATTAGGACTGCCGCCGGTGTCTACGCTCCCACAGGTGTGGGTATCACCAACACGACAAACTGCTGGCATAAAAAGCACCTCCTCCGTGCTATGGGTTTAAGTGAATATTTGAGGCTTTCAGCGTAATGTCGCCACCCGCTTCTATGGTTATGTCACCTCCGGCTTTTACGGAAATATCTGCGCCCGCTTCCACCGTAATGTTTGCACCGGCTTTGACGTTGATGTCCGTACCCGCCTCGATGTTTATGGTTAGGTCGGCCTCTTTGTAGATGTCGCCGTCGGTGTAGATTTCTATTTTCTTGTCGAACAGCTCGATGAAAGTTTCCTCGCGCTGTATGATTATGCTTTCGTTATCACAGGCGCGTTTAACGTGCGGGTTGGGCTTTGCGAAAAAGCCCACGATCGCCACGCAGTTTGAAATGTCAAAGCGCAGGTCTGTGTCGGACTCGGCTTTTGTGCGCCATTGATCGAGGGCTTGCTCAAAGAAAAAAAGCATACACTCGTCGCCGGGCTTTATTACATGGGTGATCGTGGCTTTTTGCCCGATGCCTTGAATAAAAAAGACCGGCACCTCGAAAATGTCCGGGTAGTCTATTTTCGATGCATCCGGCTTCCAAAACTTAGCTGTGGGGCTGACTTGCGCCTCCTGCTTATCCGCGTCAAACTTTACAATCTTGCCGGGCAGAACGGTATGGATGCTTTGTTGGGCTGTTTCCATTAGGTTTTTAAGTTCCTGTGTAAACTCTTGATACATACCAGCCCTCCTATACTTCGATCAGCCGCGCCGTGCATTGCCATGCGCCCTGTATGTTATCCCCGGCAAGCTCCAACCACTCCACGCGGTAAAATCCCTGTATTTCGCGGCTTTCAAGCCGTACATAATCGCTGATGCCTATTGCGCCGTTGAGTAGGTATGTCACCTCCACGCCCGGTTGTTCGCCAAGCCCTGCGCCTTTTTCGCTTATAACAATGTTTTTCGGTATGCCGATCAATCCGCTTTCCGGGGAAAGCAGATAGGCGTTGCGGTTCATGGTGTCGCGCTTCTTTTTGACTTGCAGCACACCGTTGTATATCTGCCATTGTAGGCCGCTGGTAGTGCAAGCCTTGTCAAGTGCAACGCGCCCCGGCCCCACAAATGAGAAACCGTTGGGGAAGTCTGCAAATTCCGCGTTGTGGGAATAAGTCACGGCGATGCCCATATCGGCGGCGGTGTCGTCAATTATCAGTTGTGCATTGACCACGCCGGAATAGGACAGCGACACATAGGTATCTCGGAGGGGAACGCGCCCATCGGCTATTTCCATCACGGTTTCCCGGTCTGCGCCATCCATAATCGTTTTAATGAATGTTACCGTGCCTGTGAATATTTGAGTCATGTTGCGGCCGTACCCGGCTCGCAGCACCGTGAAACAGTCCTTTTCTTCGAGGGTTGCGAGCTGTTCAGGGTTTAAGTTCCACACCGACACCCGCGCCGTGTTGGGGGTTTCGGTGTCGGCCTTTTCCACGGCAAAGTTGATGCGGAGTGCCGTGGGCTGTTCCGGTGTCGAGTTGCCGACTTCAAAGCCCCCAAACATAAAGCGATACTGGCGATCAAATAATTTCATTCATCCACCGCCTCATCCTGCGGCGGCGTGTAGGTGAACACCGCCGAGCCGTTTAAGAAGTCGCCGCGCCCCACCACCTCGTTATCGCTGTACACGCCGAATATTCCGGCGGGGTAGCGTTCATCCACCACTTGCAAATTAAGCGGAAAGCGCGGCACTAATTTGATGCCCACGGCGATCGGCTCTTTCTGCATGGTGTACAGCCCAAAATCCCACCGCCCGGCGGCCTCGCTCCATGTAAAGCGTATCATGTACTGCACGTTGTCAAGCACCACGCGGGAGTAGCTGTCATTAAGATCGGGGACGGATATTTCCACAATGTTTTTCATAGCCTACCTCCCCAAAAGCCTGGTATTACCGGCCAAGTTATAAAGAATACTGCCCCGGCTACCGTCGTTTGCTTGGTTTGATTCATTGCCACCGGCGGCGGCAGGGGGGCGAGCGTTGGTGTTGGCTGTTCCGGCGTTTGTGCCGGTCGCGCCGCCCCTGCCGAGGCTTGCTGGTACGGTTGTGGTTGCCGCTTCTACCGTGCGTATTTGCTGAAACGATATAGGTATCTCCCGCGCACTCCCTACCTCGATGTTCTTTGGCAGGGTTATGTTGGTGATTGCCATGTCCTCGTAGTCAGCATCGCCGGTGTTTACGGTTATCGGTTCTTTGCGGAGGTATATCTGCCGTAGGCGGTCTAAAACCTCCTGTATTCTGTGGGGGCCGCTGCCATGCAACCGCCGCCACGTTACCGGCGTGTTGGTGAGATATATCCGCATATTGAGCTTGATCGCCCGCAGAATAATGGTGTCGCTCACCTCGAAACCTGTTTCAACCGGGAACACCGGCACATCGGCATCCCAATTTTCATCCGAGTCAATTAGTGCATCAAAGGTCAAGCCGTCAATGCTGACAGGCTCGGTCGGTCGCATCATATCGTCACCCCATTTCTTTATCTAACATAGGCAAGGGCGCGGGCGAGTGCGCCTGTCGCGTCCTCTTGCGCTTCATCCATTGCCTCCGAGCTTTTTTGTTGCCCGGCGCGGTCGCCGTGAAACTCGTTATAAAACTCGTTATACTGCGTGACCGTCTTGTTTTCTACATGGCTGTGGTAAACTTCGGCCGCTTCCTCGGCGGGCATGGTTACAAGTGCCGCCATGTCTTTGATTATGCGAGCTATGCCGCCGCTCGGCCCCTTTTTCTTTGCCTCTTCAACAAAAGCCGGGGGTTTCCAGTTTGCCAGCGCGTTCAGCTTGCCGAGGGTGTCTGCGGTTTCGGCTGCTGTGAATACTTTAGAGCCTTTGGCGTTGGTGATAAGCTCCGGCCCCTCTTCACCGGCGATGAAGGTGTCCGGCGAAAAGTCCGAGCCGGTGGCGAGCATCGGTATTTTGGGAATGTTGATCCCCTTGCCGCCCACGCCCGGCACCCAAGATGGGATACTGATTCTATTCAGCCCGCCGATGAATGTGTTTAGGCCGGTTATAATCAGATTGATGGGCATCTTGAATATCGCCGCAAGCCCGCTGATTATGCCGCTGAAAATGTTTCTAATGCCCTCCCACGCCCTCGTCCAGTCGCCGGTGAAAACGCCGACGATGAAGTCAATCAGCCCGCTGAAAATATCCATAACAGCGTTTATGATGGGCATAATGCTCTCGAACGCCGCCGCCAGTACGTTACCGATCAGCTCTGCTACAAAGCTAATCACCGGCATGAGTGCCTCAAGCAAGCCCATCAAAATCGGCAGGATCGTTTCGATTATCCTTGAAATGAGCGGGATGATGAATTGGAACGCCGCCCCCAGCACGTCGCCTATTATCGTGGCTACCATTGTTACGATCGGCATAAGGGCATCCAGCAAGCTCATCAGCACCGGCAAAATAGAACGGATTATCTGCATAATTACAGGCACAATCGTTTCAAATGCCAAGCGTAATACCCGGCCGACAAGCTCCGCCACCATTTGAATGATGGGCATTAGCGCGTCGAGCAACATCATCAAAATCGGCAGTATGGTGTCAATCACGATCTCGATTATGGGTATAAGCACCTCAAACGCCGTGGTCAGCAAATCACCAATCAGCTCTGCCAACATTTCAATTATGGGTATCAGAATATCAAGCAGGGCTGTGAATACCGGCAGAATGTTTCTGATTATCTCCATGAAGATAGGGATGAGCCGCTCCAGCAGTGTCATCAAAATCGGCAGGACGGTTTCAATTATGCTCATAACGATGGGCAGTAGTGTTTCTATTAGGTTTATAAGCACCGGCAGAATGGCTTGTATGATGTCCAGTATAAAGGGTATCAGCTTTTCTACGATGCCAAGCAACAGCGGCAAAACCTGCGCCGCAACGTCCACCAATAAAGAAATAAGCCGCCCTATAAAATCTATTAGTGGCGGCATAATCTGTCGTAGCAAATCCATGAGGAGCGGCAGTATCATTCGTAGTGCGTCAAGTAGCAAGCCTCCGAACGCCCGCGCCAGCTCCATAATAAAGGGAATTATACCCCGGATCACTTCCCAAAGTTCGAGGACAATTTCCCGCACTTCCTCCGCGTCAATGCCAAACTTCTCTAACAAATGACCGAGTAGCGAGTCCTCCCCACGCATAAAGGCGAGGAAGTCGTCTATAATGAGTGCCAGTATTATCGCAATGGCTACAATAGCCAGCATTTTCTTGTTTATGCCCATTATGCCGCGTGAAATATTGCGTAATAACTGCAATATTGCAGGGCCCTTTAGGGCGATGAGTATCGCTCCGGCGGCGATTGCCAACAGGCGCATGAGGTTTCGTACCCCGCCCAGCCGGTCTGCAATACGCATAAACGCATCCATCAGACGGCGCAGGGTAAACAGCACTTGATTAAATCCTGTTACAATGCCTCGCGCCACGGCGCGGGAAACGCCGAGGGTGTTATCCATTTCAGACACGAATAAGCCCCAGCCATTACGCACGTTGCGTAAAGCATCGGATATGTTCATGTCTGTTTCTGCAAAACGCGCCGCTATTTCATCTGCACTGCCTACAAAAGAATCTTTCAAAACCTCCGCAGATATTTCACCTCGCCGTGCCATCTCTTGCAATTCATAGGTTGATACGCCTATCGAATTTGCAAGGCGGATCGCCATGTGTGGCGCGTCCCGGAGCATGGTGTTCATGGCGCGGGAGCTGACCGCTCCTTTTTGTAAATCCATCGCCAAATACCGGGTTAAATATGCCGATTTCTCTTGCGCTATGGCCGCTCCTGCGAAGTCCTGCGCCATAAGTGTGGCAAAGCTGGATGCGGCCTCTACATCGGCAAAAACGGCCGTATTTTGGGCGAGGCGTGATATGGTGGTTGCCATAACGCCGTAGTCTTGTCGCGCCTCATTAGCGGCGCGGAGTATACGTTGCTGTATTTCCTGTTGATCGCCCAATCCCCGCGTTGCATCTCGGATTTTGTCATTGATGCCGCCAAATTCCTCCGAGAGCCGGGTCATTTGCACCAGCGAAAAGCCGATGCCGATAACGCCGAGGGCGCGGATGGCCATTGAACGGAGGCGTTGTATGCTGTTCATGGCCTCTTGCTCGCTTGCGGAGTCTACTTCAAATCCTACCGTGTTTTCTGCGAGCGGTGCGGCGGCATCTTCTAAGCCCTCGATGCTTTCCTTGACCATTCTCTCGCTTGCGGAGTCTACTTCAAAACCTACCTCGGTGCTACCGAGGGCATCAGAGGCGAAAGTCTTTAGACCGTCGATGCTCTCATTGACTTTCTTTTCGGCTTTTTGGTCTATTTCATAGCCGAATGAAATTATAAGGTCGCGTATTGTCAAAGCTACCGCCTCCTCCCCGGTTTTTTACCGCCGACGCTGTTTTTCAGCTCATCGGCTCGTGCCGATTCTATGTCCTGCGTCATGCGCCACAGGGCATATATCTTTAGTGCCTCGTCAAGTGTGCAGCTCGTTTTCAGTTCTTCCATGCTAACCAGTTTCACACCTACGAGGGTGTATAGCTTCATTTCCAGCGCGGTAAACTGGCTGGCATCTAAGTTGCCGTATTTTTTGAGCCCGGCTGAGTCGCCTTTGTTATCAGACTTTTGAACGCGCCGATGTGGTCGCCAAATAGGCTGCCGAGCTTCTCGAAAAAACCGCTATAATTGCTCTTTATTACGTCAAACGCCAAGATGAACATATCCTGCACATCGCCGCAAAACAGCTCATTTGCTATGTCCTCGGTGAGGACTTGCGGATCGGGCTTTTTCGCGTCAAACGGCCCCACCTGCTCAAATGAAATGTTGCGGTGCTGTATTAACAGCTTTTTGAGCAGGTATTCCAGCTTGTCGCCGCTTATGCTGGACATCCCTTTTGCGAGGGCTTTTGCTGCCTCCGCTGAGTCAATGTCAAGCAAGCTGGCGGGGTCGGTTTTCTCGCCCATCATAGGGGCGAGCGAGCCAAGCGCAGGGAGTAACGTGCCAAAAAGCTCGCCGCTGATATTTGCGGCGGTTAAAGCGGGCAGCGGGCGCACATGAAATATGACATCGCCAAGCTGCCGCGTTTTGGTTTCAAACAATTTCATAATCTACAGCTCCTCCTTTATCTGTTCCATGTGGCCTCGCCGGTTGCGATAACGATCTCACGATCGCTCATCTCGGTGGCAAATTCATCATCCGGCGGTTGTTCCACCCACGCCTCCTCTGCCGAGAAAACCAAGCCGCCGCGCAGGTCTTTTATAAGCACCGCAAAAGTGCCATCGCCAGTTTCGTTGTCCCGGTCGTACTGTTCCTGCGCCCACTTTGCCGTTTCGGAGTCCCAGCGCATATTGAATGTCACGGTTGCGGTGTTGTCCGGGTCTACCGAACGCGCCACCGAGCCATCCGCGCCCACGACTTTACGCACACCGTCGCCGTGGCGTTCTATGCTTATGAACGTGCCATCGGGAAACGCGGTAGGGATGTGCGATCCAAATGAGATCAGCAGTTGGCGCGGGTCGTATGCTTGTTTAATTGCCATCTAACTCAGCTCCTTTCCTGTTTTATACAGTAAATATTTCATAGGTCAGCACACCGTCCACGCGCACGGCATGAATAGCTCCTGCGAGCCTTGCCGTGAATGTGCAATCTTGCAGAACGCGGGATGCCTTTTGCGTTGGGGTGAGGTTCATTGCGTTAGGCACGGACACAACAAAGCCGGGGATGCGGTTGCCATCGTCGTCGTATTCGTCCGGTGCTACGATGCCTCGGTCTTGCGCCGCCTTGAGGCTCGCTATCATTTGATTTTCAACGAGAGCGATGCCGGGGTTGGTGTAGGGGATTTTGGGACGCATAAGCAGCAGGTTAAATATGCGGAGCTGCATATCGTTTTGCAGCCAGTCGCGCCCGCGCACAACGTCAATCCACTCACCGCTGCGGGTTTGGCCGTTGCGGGTGATAATGCGCCCCGCCCTGCGGTCTACCCAGTTGCTGTGGCCGGTTTCGAGTGCTACTTGGAGGGTCGTGCTGGTTTCAGCGGGTTCTATTGCCGCCACGCGCTTGAACGCCCACGTTTCCGATCCGGCGGGGTGAGAAAGCCCTCGCGCCGTTGCCGCCACATGAACGTACCTATTGCCGCTCGGCACATCCTCCGGGTAATCGTCATCGTGAATGATCCCGCTCCAGCCGTGCGAACGGAAAAAGATGGAGCTTACCGAGTCATCTTCTTGCAGGAATGTATAAGCAAAGAGCTTTGTCTTTGTTTCGATAAACTCCGCACATTCCCGGAAGTCGGACTCGTCAATTCCGGCGGCACAGGCCACATACCAGCCGGGGGTTTCGTTGGCAAGTGCCAGCGTTTCTACCGGTGTGAGCATTTCGGGTACAACGGTCTGCGTAACCACACCCGGCGTAAATGCGCTCGCGCCGTCGAAAACTACCGAGCCTGTGATTGTGGTGGTACGAATGCCCGCCGTGCCGGTGAGGGTGACTGTGTACGTTCCCGCCCATTCCGTGGACAGCAAGCCCATCTGATCCCCTCCGGGTGTACCAGCCTCGCCGAGTGCCACTTGGATGTATGCGTTGGGGTTTTTGGTGAGGAGTAAACTTCTGCCAAATACCAGCACATCGTCCTTTTGTATCATTACGTCCATCGCGGATACAGGCTTGCGCTTGTAGGTTACTTGCAACCACGGCAGATCGCCGGGCAGCGGCTCGCCATCCTCCGCGCCCACGGCATCAGTAAAGTAGTTGTCAGCCGTGATAATGCGGATGTCTGCGTTGTCGATGTTGGGTTTTGCCGCTTGCATTGCCGCGATGAGTATCTGCGTAGGCCGTGGGCTTTGTGAGAACGCGATACGCGCCGCCTCGCCTACAGGGTCAGCCGCCGCGCCAGTTACGGTATACCCCGCCCCCATAACCTCTGCGAGGTCGGAATAGATACCAACGTCCGGCAGGGGTCTTGTGGGGGGTACTTGTGGCGCGGGGCCAAAAATAAGCAGGTTGTCAAAATTCGCGGCATCTATCGCAGGTGCGGCGATGTCAATGTTGACCGTGACAATCCTATCAAGGTTATTAGCCATGTCTTGGGCCTCCTTTTTTGTATTCAATTTCTACTTGTTCAAAGTAGCCGGTAAATTCATCCGCCAGCTCTTGCGTACCGCCGCCGGAGGTGTTTGGTGTTGCGGGTGGGAATATGGGTCTGCCGTCCGGGTCTAATGGCAGCGGTGGATCGGGTAGCCTGTTGCCGTCGGGGTCGAGTGCATATCCCTCGCTGTCAAACATAGGCGATCCGTTGCTGTGGTACGGCATCCCTTGTTCGTAGTTTGTGTTGGTAAAACCTACGGCGTTTTGCATAAAGCCCACG